AGACCGCGCTGGTCGTGGTCGTGCTCAGCACCCGCTTCACAGTAGGGCCGTCGAGTATCTCGACCTCGTAGGCTTCCAGTTCCTCGATCAGCGGCACCTCCAGCCCGCCCCAGCTGTCGGCTGCGAGCGCGCGGGACCGGCGCGTCCAGCGGATGGTGAGATCGCCGAGGCTCCGGGGCGTGCGCCATGGCTGCTCGACATGGGCGACCGAGAACGGCCGCAGCCCGACGCCCGCTGGCGTGAAGGCCTGCGCGACATAGGTCTCGTCGGTCACCGGGCGGCTCGCGGGGCCGATGCGCCAGTTCCACGGGATGCCGAGATCGGCTTCGGCGATCGGCAGCGAGGCGAGGCTATCGTCGAGCACCACCACCCTCGCACCGGCGGGCGCGGGATTGCCCATGGCGCCTTCCGTGCCGCGCTGGCCGCGGAGCAGCCGAGTGAGCCGATACCGGCCCGACGCCAGAAGCTCGGCCGCGCCCGCCTGCACGATCTCCCACTGGCCAGTGGCACTTTCCACTGCCAGCGCGTTGGCACCGCCGAAGAGGGTCAGGTCCGTGACGCTCTCCAGCGTGCCGGTCAGCAGATCGACCACCAGCGCATTGCCGAGGTCGAAGCGCGAGGTGGGGCCCGCATAGAAGTCCGAGACCAGCGTGCCAATCCGGGCGCGACTGCCGAACGTGGTCAACAACTCGAAGCCATCGGTCGATGGGCTGCGAAACACCGCCATTTCGCCCGGCCACGGCACGGCATGCGCGGCGACCAGCGGCCGGTGCGCGGGCTGGTCTTCGGTCAAATGCGGCAGGTCCATCAGCACCGCATCGGGCGCGCCGAACACCACGGCGCGCGTCAGCGAGGCCGCGCGGGGATCGCCGGGCGGCAGATCGTAGGTCGCGCGGTCCTGGCGCACCGCCTCGATGCCGCGCGCCTCGGCATCGGCGATGGAGACGAGCCGAAGATCGACCAGCCGCCCGTCATGCGCGAGCCGGATCGCGTCGGCCGGATCCAGCGCGAGCCGCGACGGCGGCAGACGGAATGCCGCCGTCTCGCGCCCCACCCACGCCTCCATCAACGCGCGGCGGCAGCGGCGCTCGGCCTCCTCGGGCGGCACCGCCATCGGGAAGCTTTCCGAGGCGATGCGGGTCGTGTCCACGGTGATGCGCCGGGCCTCGACGAGGGCCGCGTCGTAGTCCTCGTCGGCGCGGGCGACCTGCCATTTCAGGGCCTGCGGCAGTTCGGTCTCCTGGCCGCGGGTCAGTTCCAGCAGGTCGCCCTCACGGGCGGCCACCAGATCGTCGGGCGCCAGCGTGGCGACGGAGGCCCGGCCGCGCATGACGAAGCGGATCACGCCCTCGGTCTCGACCGCGTCGAAGCCGAAGTGGCGCGACAGCGTGGTGATCGAGGCGCGCGGGCTTTCCAGCGCGGTGATGGCGTAGCCCTCCACCGCGCCCCAGAGACCGGTGACGTTGATGCGGGACTCGGGCAGCCCGGCGCGCCGGCAGAGGTGCCGCACGAGCGCCGCCAGCGACACCGCTCCCAGCCGCCCGGTCAGCCAGTGCCCGAGCCGCCAGTTCGCGCCATCCGTCCAGACGTCGGTCAGCGCCGGGAAGAACGGATAGGGCCGCGCGTCCCAGGTCCAGGCGGCACATTCGGGGACATGCACCATCCGGCCACCGTAGACGATCGACGTCGGGTTGTTCGCGGCGTCGCCCCACCAGAGATACGTCGCCTCGAGATAGGCCCGCTGGATTGCGTCGTCCCGCCAGCCCCGCGAGAAATGCGGCGTGAAGCTCTCGGACGACTTCGGGTCGAAGAAGACGTTCGGCTGGTTGGTGCCCCGGTCGATGGCGGGGCAGCCCAGCTCGGTGAACCAGATCGGCTTCGACTCCGGCGCCCATGCCGTCGGCGTGCCGCTCTCCACCCCGCCCGGGCGGTCGTAATGCGGGTTGGACCACCAGGCACACAGATCCTTGTAGCGGAAGACCCACGGCTTGCCTGCGCTGCCGTCGGTGATCGGAGTGCGCACCTGCGCGGAGCGATTAGCGGCGCTGGCATAGAACCAGTCGAAGCCTTCGCCGCCCGCGATGTTGGCCTGCAGATAGGCCCGGTCGTAGATCGCGGGCCAGCCCTCGGCCGCGTCGGCATGTTCGAAGCCATCCCGCCAGTCCGACAGCGGCATGTAATTGTCGATTCCAACGAAATCGATTTCCGGATCGGCCCACAGCGGATCGAGATGAAAGAACACGTCGCCGCTGCCATCGCCCGGCTGGTGCCCGAAATACTCTGACCAGTCGGCCGCATAGCCGATCTTCGTCCCGAACCCGAGGATCGAGCGCACATCGGCGAGCAGATCCCGATACGACTGCACCGCCGGATAGGTGGACGCGCCCGAGCGGATGGTGGTCAGCCCCGGCATCTCTGTGCCGATCAGGAAGGCTTCGACCCCGCCTGCGGCCGCGCAGAGATGGGCGTAGTGCAGCACCATGCGGCGCAGGCCCCAGTCGCCGGACGGGCCGGTCCACGAAACCGACTGACCCGCCACGCTGAAGCTCGCAGGCGTCGCCGCACCGAACAGCGCCGCAACCTGGCTTGCGGCCGTGGCGGTCTTGTCCACCGTCCCCGCGAAACCTGCCGCAGGCGAACAGGTGATCCGCCCCCGCCAGGGAAACGCGGGCTGCCCCGTCTCGGCGACGTTGTCGGAATACGGGTTCGGCAGCGTGTTGCCGAGCGGCACGTCCATCAGGATGAAGGGATAGAAGGTGACGCGCAGCCCGCGCGCGTTCATCTCCTGGATCGCCTGCACCACGGCAAAGTCGGATGGCGTGCCGCCATAGACGGGGCGGTCCTGGTCGTCGCGGCTGACGAGGAAAGCATTGGCGCGGCTGACGCCATTCACCGACCAGCTGGCCGGCGTGGTCGACTTGGCCGACACCTCGACGCCGGGCCGCACCTTGCACGATCCCGCGCGCAGATCGTCGCCGAACCAGGCGACGACCAGACTGACGCTCTCGACCGCGGGCGCCATGGCCTGCAGCCGGTCCAGCGCCTCCACCATGTCGGTGGAGCCGGCGAGCGCGTTCAGGTTCTCGGGCACCGTCGCGCCGCCATCGGTCTTGCGGATGGCCTGCGTCGCATAGGTGAACTCGCCCGAGGCCGGGATCATGGTGACGGCGCGGATCAGCCCCTCGGCGGTGTCGGGATCGGCGAGCGGACGGAACACCTCGAAGGACAGCTGCGGCAGGCGGTTGCCGTAGGTCGAGAGGGCCAGTTCCTCGAAGACCACATAGGCCGTGCCCCGATAGGCGGGGGTGCTGGCCGCGCCCATCTTCACGGCGATGAAAGCATCGGCAGACTGTGCTTCGTCGCCTGGATACCAGCGCCAGGTGACGCCGGAGAGATCCATCGGCTTGCCGTCCGCCCAGATGCGGCCGATGCCGGTGATCGGTCCCTCGCAGAGCGCCACGGCGAAGGAGGCGTAGTAAAGATACTCGGTGGTCTTGACCTTGCCGCCTCCGCCGCCCTTGCCGCCGCCCTGCGTGGTGGTCCTGGTCTCCTCGCGGAAATCGGTCGCCCAGATGATGTTGCCGCCCATGCGCATCCGGCCATAGAGTCGCGGGATGACCGCGCCCTCGGTGGCCGAGGTGATGCGCAAGCTGTCGAGGCGTGCGCCCTCGATGCGCTGCGTCGGCGCCAGCGACGAGATGATCCAGCTGTCGACGACCGAGCCGATGGTGGAGCCGATGAAGCCGCCGATGGTGGCGGCGCTCACGCCGAGGATGGCCCCGCCGATGCTGCCGCCAATGGCGGCGCCAGCGGCACCGAGAACGAGGGTGGCCATGTCGGGGTCTCAGCGTTGCGGAAACAGGAAAGCGAAGGCGATACGCCGCCGCCAGGATGAGGTGAGCGGTTCCTCGATCACGCCGAGCCGCTCGTAGGCATGCAGAAAGGTGTCGGGGCCGGTGAGGATCCCGACATGCTTGGCGATGGCGCGGGGCTTCATGCGGAAGAGGACCAGCGCGCCGGGACCGGCCTCTACGGGAGGCACCTCGATCATCATGCGCCGCGCGCCATCGACCAGCACCTCGCGCGGTCCGGTCTCGCCCCAGTCGCGGCTGTAAGGCGGGATCGGGAACGGCTCGGGGCCCACCACCTCGCGCCAGACGCCGCGCGCCAACCCAAGGCAGTCGCAGCCGACGCCCCTCAGGCTCGCCTGGTCGTGATAGGGCGTGCCGAGCCAGGAGCGCGCAATGGCGACAACGCGGTTGGGATCGGCGGTGGCTCTCGTGCATCGCGATGCGATGCACTGCCGCCCGTCGTTTCCGATGGAAACGACGTTGGTCACAGCACACCGCCCTCGTGCCCGCCATCCTTGGTGGCGTAGCGCAGCACGGCGTCCTGACCGGGGATGTGCGGGAAACCGCGAAAGTTGAGGGTATTCGCGAACTTCGCCCCGCAGGTCTCCATCCGCTTGTCGCAGCCCGCGCGGATGGTGAAGGCGTCGCTCTCGGCGATGGCTCGGACCGGCGCTTCGAGCAGGGTCAGCACGGCGATGCCATCCGTGACGTCGTGGCCCAAAACCTCGGTGCGCCGCCCCGCGTTCGCTCCGCTCGTCCAGTCCAGCGTGCCGAAGGTGAACCAGCCGGAGGCGAAGCCGTCGAGGCCCGAGGAGGTGAAGGCCCGGTCGCGCAGGAGATCGATCACGGCACCGGTGCCCTTGAAGGCCGGATCCTCAAGATCGACGCCGCACCGCGCATCGCCGAGCGCGGCGTCACAGGTCGCCTGGAAGGTCCGCCCGACCGTCTGGCCGAGCACATGAGCGAGCGAGCGCACCTCGGCGACGAAGGCCAGCCGCCCACGCCGGATCTGGCCAATGGCGCCGCGCCGCATCAGCACGCGCTGGCCGCTGTCGGTCCAATTCACGCGCCAGACCTCGACTTCGGCGTTGTCCCAGCGGCCGTCGAGGATGTCGGTCTCGGTGATCCGGTCGGAGGTCAGCACCCCCTCTGCGTCCTGCGCATCGACCGACAGGTCCGAGCCGGAACGGACCTCGGACGCGGTGAGCCCGCTCTCGGGCTCGAAGTCGGTGCCATCGAAGGCGAGCGTCCGGTCGTGGTCGGTGAAGCCGAAGGCCACACCATCGGCGCGGGTGATCCGCCAGCACCAGGCCAGCGTGGTCGCGCCGTCGTCGAGATGGGCCTGCAGGGCGGGATCGAGAGATTTCATCGGCGCAGTTCCAGAAGCGGAATGGAGGTGATCGAGCCGAGCCGCTCGAGGTCGAGCGTCACGTCAAGCATATCGGTGTCGAAGCGGACGGGCACGTCGAACTCAAAGCCCCCGGTGATCGCGACGCCGGCGCCCGGCGCGGCGCTGAAGGTGACGACGCCGGTGGCGGTGTCGACCGACCAGCCGGAGGGCTGCTCGACCCCGGCGAGCGCGATGCGCACGGTTCCGGTCACCGGCTTGGCGATGGCCCGCGTCCAGGATTGCGCACCAGAGGCGTAGCGCTTCGCCAGCTGGAAAGCGGTGGTCGTGCCATCCCCGGTGCCGATGGCCTGATCGGTCGGCGACGGCGTGCCCGAGGGCAGGCAGGACTTGTGATCGCCCCAGTCCTTGTAGCGAAACCCGTGGAGCCGCCCGTTGCGCGCCTCGAAGAAGGCGACCACCGCCGCCAGATCGTCGGCGCGGCGGATGCCATAGGCCACATCATAGCGCCGCCGCGAGTTTGCCCAGCTGGCATTGCGCTCCTCGTCGCCCGAGGCAAGCTCGACGATCTGCGTCCGCCGCTCGGGCCCGCCGCGCGCGCGCCGGCTGATGTCATCCGGAAACCGGACCTCGTGGAACGCCATCACATGCCCCTCCGCCCGAGCGAAACCGCGCGGGCGATGTCGGCAGCGACCTGCGTCCTCGACTGCCGGAAACTCTCGGCGTCACGCGCCATGATGGTGACGTTGACGCCGCCGCCTGTGCCGTAGCTCTGCGCCTCACGCCGCGACAGCACGCGCTCGCCCCGCTGCAGGATCGCGGGCACCTCGTCATGACGAAGTCCGGCCATGCCGCCGCCATGCATCCGGGGCGCGGCGGCGAAGGCCATGGCCGGGACCATCCGCGAGGGTCCGGCCGAGCCGACCATGCCGCCGGTGTGCAGGACGCTGGCGAAGATGCCGCCCGCGCCGGAGAACACGCCGGAGAGCGCGTTGGCGATGGGGCCGAGGATGAACCGCCGCGCCGCCAGCTGCGCGAGATCGGCCAGCAGCGAGGTGACCAAGTCGCGGAAGTTCAGCTTGCCAGTCCGAACGAAGTCGCCGACGGCGCTCTCGGCAGACTGGAAAGCGCCGACGAGGCTCTGGCCGATATCGCCGCCGATCTCGCGCGCCTTGCTGGCGTAGTCCGACAGCGCCGCCGTGACCGCTTGCCACCCGGTGACGGCGGCCTCGGTCGCGGGCTCCGCGGCTGCGGCAGCAGCCCCGGCTGCCGCACCCGTACCGGTGGCGGCGCGACCTGCATCGCCGAGCGCCGTCTCCAGCCGCTCCGCCGCGCCGGTGGCCCCGGTCAGCGCGTCCGCGCTCGCCTCGTCGGTGCCGCGCACCGCGTCGCGCAGGGCCTGCCAGCTTTCCAGCGGGGCGCGCGCCCCTTCGGCCAGATCGCGGGCCGCGCCGCGATAGAGGTCCGCGGACTCGAGCGCGCGGTTCGCCGCCTCGGTCAGACCGAGATCGGGCGCGGCGAGCGGGTTGTCCTCGAAAGCCCGGTCGAAGGCCGCTTGCGCTGCGGTGGTTGCGGCGGTCGCCGCGCCCTCGAAACGGTTCTCGATCTCGCCGAGGTCGAGGTCGGGCACCAGCGAGATGCGCCGCTCCGACCCGAGCGCTTCCAGCCCCTGATTGATGCCGCCGATGAAGCCGTTGATGCGCGAGACCACACCGTTCAGCATCGCCTCGACACCGTCGACCAGGCTGTTGGCCGCCTGGAACGCCAGATCGCCGATGGCGGCGGGCAGCAGGCCCCAGATCGCCTTGATCGCCTCGTAGGCGCCCTCGAACGTGTTCGCGGCGGTGTTGCCGAAACCGACGACGCTCTCGATGGCGCTCTGCATGCCCGACGCGGCGTCGGCCTTCAGGTCGAAGAACATCGCCGTGGCGGCCGCGCCCGCCGCAGCCGCGCCCATGCGGACCCGCTCCCACACTTCGACCGTGAGGTCCTTCAGGAGCGACATGGCCTCGCCGAACCCGCCCGCACCCGAGACGAGGCGCGTGAACTGGTAGACGAGCTCGCCGGCGCCGACGATCAGCGCCCCGATGCCGGTGCGGATCAGCGCGCCGCGCAGGAGCACTAGCGCGGTGGCGAGACCCCGGACGGAAAGCGCCGCCGCGGCCATGCGAGCCACCCAGCGTCCCGCGAGGAAGGCGGCGAAGGTGGCGGCATAGGTGGTCAGGCGGCCGATGTTGTCGAAAAGCCCCCGGATCACGATACCGAGCGGGCCGGTGCGACTGGCGACCGCAGCCATGGCATCCGCGACCGCTTCCAGGGCCGGGGCTGCAGCGACCGCGAGCTGGTTCGACAGCCCGCGCCAGATGAGACCGAGCCGAGAGATCGCATCGTTCGTCCGCTCGATCTGGTCGGCGTCCTGTTCGGAGACGACCACTCCGAACGCGAGGACGTCCTCGGTCGCCTGGCGCAGCGTCGCGGTGTCGATCCGCGACATGGCGATGGAGCCTTCCTCGCCGAAGAGCTGGCCCGCGA